TAGGATATTGGGCAGCAAGTGAGAGTAATACTCGGTGGTTGGTCGCAGCTCCCACATCAAACGACTTAAGAAATACCTGCTTTGAGGGAGAGTCAGGATTACTATCTGTGATTCCTCCATCATTAGTAACAGACTACAACAAAAGCCTACACCAGATTAAGCTATGGAATGGATCTCTCATTACTGGGGTGAGTGCCTCAGAGCCTGATAGGTTTAGGGGTAATCAGTATCAGGGTGCTTGGTTGGATGAGTTAGCAGCATGGGATTACATCCAAGAGTCATGGGATATGATTCAGTTTTCAGTCCGATTGATGGGCAAGAGAGGTACAAAGATTATTGTATCGACCACCCCAAAGCCCAAGCCTTTGATCATGGAACTGATAGGTAGGGAGGGCGATGATGTAGTGATTACTAAGGCTAGTACATATGTAAATGTAGCCAACCTAGCTCCAGCATTCCAGAAGCAGATTCTCCAGTACGAGGGAACTAAGCTTGGTCGTCAAGAGATTCATGCTGAGATCATAGACCCTGAAGAGGGATCGATCATTAGTAGAGATTGGTTTAGACTTTGGCCCGATGGTAAACCTTTCCCTAAGTTAGAGTACATCATCCAGTCGTATGATTGTGCGACCTCAGACAAAGAGTACAACGATCCTAGTGGGTGTATTACGCTTGGAGCATTCAAGCCTATGGATGGTGGAATGTGCGTGATGGTGTTGGATTGTTGGCAAGAACATCTACAGTACCCTGATCTGCGCCCCAAAGTAATAGCTGAGTTTGAGACAGTATATGGAGAGGGTAAAGATAGAAAGCTTGTAGACTTGATTCTGGTGGAAGATAAGTCTGCAGGTATATCATTGATCCAAGACTTACAGAGAGCTCACCTACCTGTCATGGCATACAACCCAGGCAAGGCAGATAAGGTTCAGAGATTGTCTATTGTTGCGAACATCATCAAAGCTGGTCGAGTATGGATTCCTGAATCTGGAGTTAGGAAAGGATTCGTAAGAGACTGGGCAGAGGGTATGGTCAGCCAGATATGTTCTTTCCCTGAAGGTACGATTCATGATGAGTTCGTGGACTGCATCAGTCAGGGGCTGAGATACATGAGAGATGCGGGATGGATAAGCATCGATGCACCACCTAGAGAAGAGATAGAAGCAGAGGATATTAGTGATGCTGAAATCTTTAATCTTAAAAAACGGGGTAATCCATATGCAATGTAATACTAACTATTTACGCATCGGATGCGTAACACTAAAGTACTAGGAGTAAATATGCCAACAATATTGAGAGATGTACCCATATCTAGGACAATAGTTAGGGAGGGAGTTAAAGTGGAGACTCACCTTGAAACCTTTGAAATTAGCTGTGAACAGTACAGCGAGATATGGGAACAGCAAGTAATGAAGATGCTGAAAGATTGGATAAGGATGCGTAAGAAGTACTATCAGAAAGTAGCACAGTAGACTAGTTAGATACATTTATATCATAATGATGCGATGAATAAACCCACCATTAGAGAAATGCAAGAAGCCATTGCCAAAAGTAAAGGCATGAGCGATGGTGGTTCAATGTATGAATCAGTTAAGAACAACATACCAGCGCATGTAAGGTGGTTTGGTCAGACTTTATTTGGAGATAGATCAAAACCCTTTACAGAAAAAGATTTGACCTCTGATGAAATCAATGAAATAAATAGAGCAATCCATAACTCAGAGAATCAAAAGTATCATAATCATCCAGGTAGTGTTGGGTATGAGAACTATAAAATGCCTGGTGAAGGTCCTAATCTAAGTCTTGAGGGCGCAACTACCAATCATCCAATGTCAATGACTTTAGGAAGATTTTCTTATGAAAAGATGCCTGATGGAAAAGTTCATGTAACAGACAAGTATGACTTTGACAATGAAACCAGAAAAAAGGATGTTGAAAGATATGCTGGTGAGCATCCTGTTGTTAGGGCATTGGATGCTGGAACTAAAGCTCTTGGAGAGGCTTTAAACTTTAATCTGTATGGTGCTGCAAGTACACTTGGTAATGCTTATATAGGGAAAGATGGTAAGCCAGTCAGCATAACCTATGATCCTGCCCAAACAAATGAAAGATATGCGCCTGACTTTAGTGGTGAGGGTTCATATGCTCAGGGTGGAAGTATGTCATTATCTCAAGAGCAATTAGAGCAATTGCGTCAGTTGCGCCAAAAGATCAAGGGTTATGGTGAATTAGAAAACCAATATGACAAAGAGACAAGAAAGATTCCATTAAAAGATTTAGAGTCTTTTGAGGCATGGAAAACTAAGCGTGGTATACAACACAAGGCTGATGGAGGATCTATGGCTGGAGTTAATCTTTACTCTCCCTTAAACAAATCCGCTGAGAGCATACCTAGGACTAAAGGTACTGGTGCTGAGTTCATGACTGAGCTCAGTAAAAAACCAGGATTCAAAAAGGCTGAAGTTGAAGATCGAGGTTTAGAGGCTTTACATGGATTGCCTAAGATGACAAAGGAAGAGTTTCATGCTCACTTGAACTCTAAGCCAATACCTAAGATAAATACAAAGATTATCAAAGATGAGTTTGGAGCTTTAGATACTGTTCTTTATGATCCTGATGATTTTCAAAGAGATAGACATTGGGTAGTGGACAGACATGGTGAGCCTGTAACTGATGAGCCATTCCCTACACTAGGGCATGCTCAGGAATATATTTTGGATCACCCTGAGTTAGACACTAAAACTTTTCACAAATATTACAAATTACCTGGCGGTGATAATTATCAGGAACACCTATATAAGTATCAACCAGAAGGACAAAAATCTTTTGTAGCTAATCATGCACATTTTGGTGCTGAACCTAATGTGTTAGCTAGTGCTAGAACTGTTGATCGCAAAACACCTGATGGTAAGAAGATACTTCACGTTGAAGAGATTCAGTCTGACTGGCATCAGCGTGGTAGAGACGAAGGTTACAAACAAAATTTATCTGAATTACCTAAAAATTACAAATTAGAAGAAAGAAATATAAACAATAGGCGAGAATATTTAATTAAAGATGAAAATGGAAAACTTTTTTCTATGGGATTATCTCCCGAATCCGCCACAAATAATGCTTTAGATAACTTAAACAATGGTAGTAGAGTACCCAATGCACCATTTAAAAAGAACTGGGAAGAGATGGTAGCTAAGCAACTACTAAAACATGCAGTAGATAATGGCTATCATGGAATAGCATTGACATCAGGAGATGAACAGGCTGATAGATATAGTTTGGCTAAACAAGTAGGACAAATTAACTACATGCCAACTACTAAACAATTGATTGCTTATGATCATAGTGGAAATCCTATTATTCATGAAAATGGTGTTGCACCTGAAGATCTTGATAAATATGTTGGTAAAGAAGTTGCTGATAAATTAAACAAATCAGAATGGGAAGGATCATCAAAAGTTTTAAAAGGTGAAGACATTAAAGTTGGTGGTGAGGGAATGAAGTCTGCTTATGACAAGCGCATCCCCAACATATTTAATGACATAGGTAGGAAGCATGGCGCAAAGATGCAATTACATGCCATGCCAGTTCAAAAGGAAGCTAAGTATTTTGCACAAATGCATGATAATGGTTTTGGTGTATTTAAAGGAGGTGAAGATGATCAATTAGTAACAAATCATCCAAATTTAGAAAAAGCAAATGCAAAAGCTAAAGAATTAAATTCCACAAAATTACATTACATGGATTTAACACCTGAGTTAATTGAGCACATAAAAAAAGAAGGACTGCCAATATACAAGAAAGGTGGCAATGTGCATGTAACTGGTGATCTAGATACAATGAAGTATGAGTTACACATGGCTAATGGTGGATCAACACTAGGACAAATTATGCAACCCTCTTTATCACAGATGAAGTTTGAGATGTCTCAAAGATTCAATCCATTGGACATTCAAAACGTGGGAGCTAATGAAGCACCTAATATGTTTCCCAAGGCATATGTAAACCCTACAAATAAGAATACTGATGGCTTTGTACCACCTGGTGGGGTAGCTACACCTAATGGGATGCCTATTGGTGGTGTAGATCAAAACCCTCAGCAACCTGGTCAGCAGTTAACACCACAACAACCTCAACAACCTGCACAGCCACAAGGACAGTCAGGGCAAGGAGTTCCTCCTACCCAAGCCCCGCAACAACAGCCACCAATGGGTAACATGTTAAGTCTTACTCCTGAAGGACAGGCAATGAATGCTATGGGAGCAGGAACACCCCCACCTCCCCCACAAAATATGGCCAAGGGTGGAGAAGTAGAAGGTGAGATGGAAGCTCCTTCTAAAACTGTAAAAGCATATAAATTATTCAGGGTTCACGAGAAGCATCCTGGTAAATTATTTCCTTTATTTATTGGAAAGCATGAGCCCGTAGAGATGGGTAAATGGGTATCTGCTGAGCACATACCCACTAAAGGCTTTGCAGAGCGACCAGGATGGCATGCAGGGGAGCTTCCAATGGCTACTCACATAGGTGAGAGGGGAGATCCTAATACAACTGCGCCAACGATAAGACCACACAACCAAGTTTGGACTGAGATAGAGATGCCTCATGATGTAGATTGGCAATCCGAAGCTAATCGTAGGGGGACTAACAAGCAAGGAAAGGTAATTGCTAGAGAGGCTCACATTACTGACCAAGTTCCTCATGGCGGTCACTATAGGTACAAAACAAACCCAAACATGACGGGTAGTTGGTTAATTGGTGGCGCAATGAAAGTTAACAGAATACTTTCAGATGCAGAAGTTAAAAAAATTAATAAGGCGGCTAAGTCATCTGATTTACCACGCAAAGAACCTTTTGATAAAAAGAAATTTGGTTTTGCAGATGGTGGTCTAGCTGATGGTGGACAAAAGCCAAAAAAACTTACTGTTGAAGAAATGAAAAGAGCTATATTTGAAAAAGCTCAAAAGGGATTACAAAAAGCATCAGAAGTGTTAGGAAAAGATGAGGGAAAAACTATATTTATAACAGAAGCTGATAGAGCTAAAGTAGAAAAGAAAAAAAATGGAATGAGGGGTGGGGTTGGATTCTCTCAAATTGGTTTAGAAAATCCTGATTACGCAGGTAGAACATGGGGTGTGGGTAAGTCTGGAACAGCAATTAAATTATTGAACCGACAAAATAAAGGAGCACCACAGGGTAATGCCATTTGGACAACATTTATTGGCACACCTGAAATGCACACATCTAATCAAATAGTTTTTGATAGGATGTACAAAAACTTTTTAAAAGCAAAAAAAGCGGGTTTGTTGAGTCCTGAAAAAGAAGCTGAGATGTTAGATATTATGAAATCAGCTATGACTAAGGAAACTGAAAAGAATCCAGCAAAAGCTATTTTTAAACCTGATGCTAACTTTGATGATAATGATCTGTTTAATACATTTGAGAAAAGACGCATCTTAGCTGATCTAATGTCAGGTAAAAAAATAGGTGGTAAAAAAGCTCAAATATTTGACGCTTCTAAAATGATTGAAGACACAACTGATCCAAAGTTACTTCATGCTCCAACTTTATCTGTAGGTCCACATGTGTTTACATTTAATGGTGAGACATCACATGAACCACATTTAAATTCAGCATTTCCTTTTATGTTGCATGGTGAGACAAGCCCTGATACATTTCAACAAGTTCCATTTAAAACATTTGCAGAAGATTTTAATCAACAGATAAATCAAAAATACGGTAGAGAACCTGGGTACATGGATATTGTGCGTAATATCCCAAGTCAATTTTTATCTGAAAAGTACCTAACAAAATTACAAAAACAAGGTTACAAAAAAGGCGGTAATGTAAAAGTCCACAAAGACATGGATACCATGCGTCTTGAGCTTACACAACGTAAAAAGGCTAAATAATGGCTGATGATTTAAACATTGAAGAACAAGAAGACGGTTCTGCCGTCATGGACATGCCTGACATGGAGACAGAAGAACAGGCAGATGGTTCTGCTATTGTTACTTTAGAAGATGGTCCTGAGTTCAATCCTGAGTTCTATGATAACTTAGTGGACATTGTTGCATCATCAGATTTATCTGATATTTGTATGCGTTATTTAGACTTACTAGAGCATGACAAAG